AAATACTAATTCCGCAGCTTCTAGAGCATACAGTGGAATAGCTAATAATTGTACATTCTCTACATGTTATTTTACTACTAACGGTATTGAATGCTTAAATCTTAATAACTCAACAGGTACAACAGTAGAAAATTGTATAACCGAAGGTGGTACGATAGGTGTTTATACTAATAATTTTTATGGTGGTACAGTAACTAATCATTTGTCTATAGATAATACGGTAGAATGTTATAAAAAAGGCTCAAGCGACAACGATTGGATACTTAAGAATTCACTCTACTTAGGTTCTGGTGTATTTACCACGGATGCAGGCTGGAACCCGTCGACAGATTATAACGGAGCAAGTGATACGTCTGCAGTAGGTTCGAATTCATTACAAAACAGAACAGCTGCGGATTTAGTTGATTATGCTGGTGGAGATTACAGAACCGCTTCATCAAGTGCGTTAGCTACAGCAGGAGAGGGCGGAACATTCATTGGTTTTGCTCTTGAGGTTGGAGGCGGTGGAGGATTTAAGGCGCAATGGGCAATAAACAGCAATATTTTAATAGGTTAGTAAAATGAAAAAAAATGTATCATCTCAAAGCATAGGCGCTCAAATGGTCACTTCGGCAGATGGCGCGGCATTTACTGGCGCTGTTTCTGTTGCTGTAACTGTCGATAATGGGCCTCAAACAGCAGGCGCTGGAGCTGCACCAGTGCACGAGGGTAACGGGTACCACTCGTATTCGCCAACACAAGCTGAAACAGATGGCGATCATATCGCTTTTACTTTCACTGGATCCGGAGCTATACCTGCTACAGTACAGGTTTACACGAATTTCCCGCAAACAGGAGATAGCTTTGCTAGGTTAGGCTCGCCTGCTGGCGTAAGCGTAAGTGCAGACATTGCAGATATTCCAACGGTATCAGAGTTTAATGCTAGAACTTTACCAAGTGCCTCATATTTTGATTTTACGACAGACCAAGTGACTGTATCGACTAATAATGATAAAACAGGATATACAGTATCAACGGTGACAGATAAGACTGGCTATTCAATTTCTGGCACTAAAACAACGCTTGATGCACTAAACGACATTGCCGCAACTGACATAGTAAGCGCTGGAGCAATAACAACGTTAGCAGGCGCTGTTGTAAATGTCGATACAGTAGATGTATGCACTACCAATACAGATATGCGAGGCACTGACGGAGCTAACACTGTCGCACCAGATAACGCAGGCATAACCGCTAACGGTAACGCTATCGCAGCGCTAAACGACATCACTGCTGCTGATGTGTGGTCAGTTGCCACAAGAGAGTTAACAAGCGGAAATAACATTGTATTAGCTAAAGGAATAGGAATTACAGGATTAAATGATATTGCAGCCACAGAGATTGTTACCGGCGGCGCTATCAATACAAGCTCAGGTGCTGTAGATGCTGATACTGTTAAAATAAATGGAACAACAGTTATCGGTAACGGCACTGAAGGCAACTTGTGGAGAGCGTAAATGGGGGCGTTTAGCAGCAATGCTTTTAGTTCAGCATCGTTTAGTGAGCTTTCGTTTGCTCTTGCTGTTCCTACAATACCATCAGTAAAAAGTGTTGTTTGCTTTCCTGGTGTAATTAATGATTATTACTTTAACGGACTAATAGCAAACAACTACTTTAGCGGTGATTTATCAAATATAGACTTTAATGGTACAATGGCAGAGCAAGATATAAACGGCTCATTATCGGCACTAAGTTATAACGGTGAACTAGCCGACTTAGTATTCAACGGCAAAATACAGACGGATTGCTAACATGGCTAATTTAACAAATAACAGTGGTCAAACATTTAAGACTCGAATAACAGAGGCTCAAGATCCAACTGTTACAATAGACGCTTCAAGCTTTACAGAGGCTAAATACAGAATATTTGCATCCGATTGCACTACTGTGCTAGTAGAGGCTACTTTGACTGGTGGCGATATTGCCGTTGTATCAGACACAGACGAGAGCGGCGCAACAATTAACGTATTCGAAACTACGCTAACTAAAGCAGCTATGGACGACACTATTGTACCAGCAGGTCAATACACACATCAGTTCAAAGTAACTAACAGTGACAGCTTAGAATTACCGCCAGTATTTCAAAACACTGTAACCATCGTGAGGGCTTGTGACTAATGCCATGCAATAAACGAGGTCAACGCACAAAGACCAGCAGAAAAAACAAGAAAGGTAAGAAGTAATGCCAGCGCCCAAAGGTAATCAATTCTGGAAAGCTAGAGCAAGTAACGGAAGAAAGAAGATATTTTCTTCTCCGGAATCTCTCTGGGAATCTGCTTGCGAGTACTTTCAATGGGTAGACGATAATCCGCTAGAAAAGGCCATTATTTACCAGGGCGAGGTTACAGGAAAAGAAAGTCTAATGAGGGCTATGACGCTTTCAGGGCTTTGTATATTTTTAGATGTTAATACTAATTACTTTACTGACTTCAAAGATAGATTAGATAATAGTGATGATGAGCGTAAAGAAGATTTTACACGAGTCATTAATAATATCTATGAAGTAATTAAGACTCAGAAGTTTGAAGGCGCTAGCGCTGGCTTGCTTAACTCCAATATTATCGCTAGAGATTTAGGGTTGACGGATAAGAAGCAGGTTGATGGTGACGTTCTCAATCCTTTAACTGATGTTATCAGAGAAATATCGGGGAATACTCTTGGCCCGTCTACCAGCGACTAAAATCCCAAAGGATGAAAAAGAGTTTAAAGAGTGCCTAGCGGATCCATGGTGGCGGTTAACTAGCGGCCAACTCTATAAGATAATGATAAAGGGTGATAATGACGAAGATAGCCTTGTTATTCCATTTGTACCAAAAGAGCCGCAACTAGATTTATTTAACAATCTGCACACTAGAAACAACATACTAAAAGCTAGACAGTTAGGCTTTACTACAGCTATACAAATCTTGTTTTTAGATTGTTGTCTTTTCAGAGAGAACGTAAGAGCCGCAACGATAGCCCAGAACGAGGACGCGGCAAAGAAGATATTTAGAGATAAGTTAAAGTTTGCTTATGACAACTTACCTAAATCATTAAGAGATGCTATGCCTCTTGCTATTGAAAATACAAGTGAATTAGTTTTTGCTCATAATAATAGTGGTATAGAGGTCGCGACATCTGTACGGTCTGGTACTAAGCATTATTTGCATATATCAGAGTTTGGTAAAATATGCGCTAAGTTTCCAGAAAGGGCTGAGGAAGTTATAACAGGATCTATTCCTGCTGTACCCACTAATGGCTTGTTGTTTATTGAGTCGACAGCGGAAGGGCAAGACGGGCACTTCTACAAGATAACTCAAAGGGCTGAGTCTTTAATGTTATCTAAGAAGAAGCTAAACCCTAAAGACTACAAGTTGCATTTTTACCCATGGTGGGGTGAAAAGGCTTACAAGACTAATCCTGAAGATGTTGTTATAACAGGAAAAGATAACGAATATTTCGACAAGATAGAGCAAGAAGCTAAATGCCTTATATCACCAGAGCAGAGAGCATGGTGGGTAATGACTAGGGATTCAGAATTCTCTGGTGAAGAAGAAAAAATGTGGCAAGAGTACCCTTCGACAATCAAAGAGGCTTTTCAAAAGTCTAAAGAAGGTTGTTATTACACCGTACAAATGCTGAAAGCAAGAAAGGAAGGCAGGATAACAAGCGTGCCATACATGGAAGGATATCCGGTTAACACGTTTTGGGATATCGGCAGCGGAGATGGCACCGCTATCTGGTTGCATCAAAAAGTAGGGCAGCAAGATCATTTTATAAAATACATTGAAGGATGGGGCGAGCCATTTTCATATTTTGTTAAAGAGCTAAGTAAACTGGATTATGTTTGGGGTATTGATTATTTGCCGCACGATGCTAAACACGTTAGACAGGGCACCATGGCAAATATATCACCCATGGATAGATTAAAGGCTCTAGGCAGAAAGAATATAGAAATAGTTCCTAGGGTTGATGACATTAGCCATGGCATACAAGCAACAAGAGATGCTTTTTCTAGCTGCTGGTTTGATGAAAAAGGGTGTAAAGACGGTATTATCCATCTAGAGTCATACAGGAAAAAATGGAACAACACAACAAGCAGGTTTATGGATATACCAGTGCACGACATACATTCAGAAGGAGCCGATGCTTTTAGGCAATTTGGGCAATGCCAATCATCAAACAGATTAGGCGTTAAGAAAAAAGTTAAATTAAAATTTGATTCTATATGTAGGTAATAGACATGCCAAGCAAAAAAGATTACTCAAACCACGCTGACCTACTAATCAAGGTCCAGAAGGCGCAAGACGCAGAAGAAGAACAGCGCGACCACGCAAGAGAGGCTAAGCGCTTCCTTACTCGACGTGATGGCATGTGGGACGATTACGCAATTGAAAAAATGGATGGTCGTTTTCGTGGCACTTTCGATATGTGTACACCATTAATTGATGGCATATCAGGCGAGATTGAGCAATCAGATTTTACCATTCGAGTATCACCAGCAAGCGGCAAAGCTTCAAAAGATACCGCCAAAACTTTAGACGGGCTAATCAGAAACATTCGCAACATATCAAACGCTGAAGATGAATTTAATAACGCTGCTCGCTCAATGGTTGTTGGTGGTTTTGATTGTGTTGAGATAGTGCAAGACTTTATTGACGGAGACTCATTCGACCAAGACTTGTTTATCAGACGAGTGCCTAGCGCAGTTGATAGCGTATGGTTTGATTTAAACTCAGTAAAGCAAGATAGAAGCGATGCTAACTGGGCTGTTAAATTAGTTGCTATGCCAACAGGTGAATACAAAGAAGAATTTCCAGAAGGTTCTGGAATGTCAGTTGGTGACAATAAACGTGACCGGGCAGATTGCAATTACGACAGCAAAGAAGTAGTCAAAGTAGGTAAATTATACTACCGCAAACCACGCAGCATTGATTTGGTTAGAATGACTGATGGCTCAGTGTATGAGGATAACGACGATTTTAAAACTATTGTAGACGAGAAAGCTTTAGCCGGTATCTTTATTGACAAGAACGAAAAAGGCGAAGAAATGCGCCGCACTAGACAAAGTTGGCGTGTATACTCTCGTTTGTTTGATGGCTCTGACTGGCTAGGCGAAGAAGAAGAAACAGTATTTGACTATATTCCGCTAGTTCCTTTATATGGCAACTTCGACATTGTAGATGACAACGTTGTTTACTTCGGCAAGTTAGAAAACCTATACGACCCTCAGCGTGTACTTAACTACGCTTTAAGCCGTGACATTGAAGATGGCGCATTATCTCCTTCTCCGACTATCTGGATGACAGATTCAATGGCAGAAGGTAACGACTATTCGGATATGAATACAAGTCGTGACCCGGTACGCATCTTTAACATTGATGACCAGAACCCAGGGCTAACACCTCAATACACTGGTGGGCCACAACAAAGCCAAGGATTACAAACCACAATACAAAACGCTATGCAGATGATTAACACATCATCTAATACGTTTAATGCTCAACAAGGCAACGCTAACGCACAACAAAGCGGCATTGCAGGACTACAGCAGATTGAGCAGGGCAACGTAGGTAATATCAAGTGGTTTAAAGATATCGAAGTAGCATGGACTCAGGTAGGTAAGATTTTAATCAATGCTATTCCGCGAGTTTATGATGCCACTAGGCAAGTACGTATTTTAGATGAAGATGGTAGTTATGATATTGTCACGCTGAACGAGATTGTATTTGACCAACAAACAGGTAAAAATATTTCATTAAATGATTTATCTATTGGTGAGTACGATGTTGTTTGTGAAGTAGGGCCAGCATTTAACAGCGCGCAGAAAGAGGCTGCACGCTCAATTGAGGCGATGCTAGCGGCAAGTCCTGAGATTAGCCCGATGGTGCTTGATGTACTATTTAGCAACAAGAAAGAGCCTGGCATGGATATTATTGCTGAACGTTTACGAGAACAAGCATTCAACAATAAACTAATACCAGAAGACCAATGGACTGACGAAGAGCGACAGAAAGTAGCAGAGCAACAAGCGCTAGCAGCACAGCAACCACCACAAGAAGATCCTATGATGGTAGCAGCAAGAGCGGAAGAAGCTAAAGCTCAGGCTGATATGGCTGCAGCACAAATTAAACAGATGGAAGTGCAAGGTAAGCAGCAAGTAGATATGGCTCGTATTCAACTAGAGCAACAAAAGCTACAGCTAGATGCGGCTAAGTTTGAGCGCGATAAGTCAGATAAGTACAACGTTGATTTAATTAACGCTGACCAGAACCAGCAGAAGATTGACTTGCAGGCTCAAAAACAGGTGCAAGAGTTAGCTCTTAAGTTGACAGAGTTAGAGCAAAAGATAGGTCAGCAGCTTAATAGTGAGTTTCAATCTAATGTGTTAGTATTTAATCCACAGACGGGTGAGTTTGAATAATGACTACAGTAAAGGTAAAAGGTGTAGCCAACCCTTTAAGGTTTCCTGATGATATGGATATCACAGATATTAAAAAAGTCCTTAGAAATAAATTTACTGCTGACACGATGAAACCTATTAGATTAAACAATATACCTAACGTAGCGGCCCCATACGAACCTTCACTTAGTGAAAAGATATCGCAAGGCATAGCAAGTTACCTTTTGGATAAAGGGTTTATATCTGACAACTACAGAGCACAAGAGATAGGTAAGAATTTATCTATGATTGCTGAGTTTTTACCGGGCGTTGGCGATGCTACAGCAGGCGATGAATTTGGAAGGGCTTTGGAAAAAGGCAATTACGGAGAGGCTGCCTTGCATGGTGTTGGCACGCTTCCTGTCATTGGTGATATGGCTATCTTTGCTGGTGCTTTAGCTAAAAACGCTGATTTAGGATTACTGGGAAAAGCCAAAAAACTAGAGGCTAAAGGCGCTAACAGAGATGAAATATGGAAGGAAACGGGCTGGTTCAATGATAGGGGCGATTGGAAATTTGAGATTAGCGATCATGATTCTAAGTTTTTACCACTAGGCAGACAAGAAAGTTTTGCTGGTGAGTTTGGACAGGTTATAGGTCATGATGAGCTATCAAAAAATTATCCCGATACAGAAAATATTGACTTACTAGTTGGCTATAACAAAGATGGTCCATATGGCTCTTATACGCCAGCAACTCCGGGTGACGAGTACTCTTTTGGGGCAAGCGAGGAGATAGCCGTTAATTTCCCACCTGATAGAAAATCAACGTTACTACATGAAGCCCAACACGCCATACAACAAAGAGAGGGGTTTGCAAAAGGTGGAAGCCCATCCGCAGAACTTGTGGACTCAATAAAGTCAAGCATTATTAGCGACATTGATGACACGCTTAATAAAATGGAATCTGGAGAGTTGCCATACGATTATGATGAATACTCTAAGCTACTAAGGGAAAAAACAAATACACTAGTGAACTTGCCTAGCCCACATGAGTTATATAAACGACTAGCTGGTGAATCCGAAGCCCGCCTTGTTCAAAAGAGAATGAACTTAACGCCAGAAGAGCGTAGAGCAAGACCGCCTTGGCTAGATTTAGATGTACCAGAAGATGAATTGATTTATCGTAAAGGTATTACAACATCTCAATGATGGTAAGGCAATAAACGTCATTCAGTCAATGCGCGGAAACCCAGAAAAAGAAATAACAATATATCGTGCTGTTCCAAAGGATGTAAAAAGCATCAACCCTAGTGACTGGGTTGCTACAACCAAGGAATACGCTAAAGATCACATGGCTGGCGAAAAAGGCTGGCACATACTGAGCAAGAAAGTAAAAGCTAAAGATATTGCTACCGACGGAAATTCAATCCATGAATTTGGTTATGATCCTGAAAAAGTAAGATAGTTGATGATAAGCAAGAAGGAGCCTCTTAATTGAGGCTTAACTTATACTCACTATAAATGAACTCTACTTTAATTGTTATTCTCATAACTACCTCGCACTAGGGTTTTTACCCGTTGTATTACTAAAATATCTTGCTGCTGATATAGTTCTAGCTGCTTTCTTACCGCACTCGCATTTAATAGCCTTAACTTTATCCTCTACAAGTTTCTCATATTCGTTTAAGCAAGTGCCGCATTTAAATCTACGCATCATTTTCATAAATCACCAACTCAAAAACTTAGCAAGTAAAATAAAAGGCAGAGTTGCTGGTGCAAATGCAAAAGTTTTAATGCAATTCTTAATGTCTTTGTTATCAGCAAATACCCACTTTAAACACCATACAAACATAATGATATAACTAGCTATCAGATACAGAATCATCTTTTTCTCCTTCGTCAATTATCTCCATCAATTTGTTTTGGTCTGCTCCAGCTTCAACTGCAGCAACAACAAATTTCTGTAGCATCTCAATGCAATCATCGCGAAGAACAAATACTTGATTGTGTAAGATAGGGTTTTTGTTTAAGTCTCTTAGCTTGTATTGTTTTATGCTCATTCTTCACCTCCTTTGATAATTTCCCATAACTTCATGTCTAGCGCATTGGCCACTTTAACCATCATTTCAAGAGACGGTTGTCTATCCCCATTGCATATAGCGCAAATAAAAGGACGTGTTGCTTTAATGCGTCTAGCAAGTTCTGATTGGCTAACTTGCTGTTTAGCTAGCGCTACTCTAAACGCTAATCCTATATCAACCATGTAATCACCTTGTTTGCTTTTGTAAAAAAATTTCAGCTTAGCACAGCAATTAGTATACGTCTAGCAACAACTTATAACCAATATAGCAAAGTAGTAAAATAGTCAATAGGCACACAGCAAGCCTTAATTGCTGGCTGTCATATTTGACTATACCTACAAGGGCATCCCATGAGTGAAGAGCTACAAAACGATTCTGTCGAGTCGGAAGTAATCGAAAACGACGAAATAACCAACGAGACAATCGCAGACCAGGATACTGGATCAGACTTAGCACCTGATAGTGAAGCGGAACACGAAGAACAACCGCAAGTTGATGAAGAAGCTGAAAAACTTAGCGCTTTTGAGCGAAAGATAAATAAAAAAACTTTCGAACTCAAACAAAAAGAGCGTGAAGCTGAAGAATACAAAAGAAAGATTGAAGAGTACGAGCGTCAACAGCGCGAAATGGAGGCGGCAAAGTTCAAAGACATTCCAGAACTGCCAGATCCTTTCGATGATGACTACGAGCAGAAAGTAAGAGAGCGTGATGCGCTACTCGTGCAAAAGGCTCACTTCGATGCACAACAATCTTATTATTTGCAGCAACAGCAATTTCAGCAACAACAGAAGGAGCAACAGCAACGCGAAGCTCAAACAAAGCTTGAACAAGACTTTTTAGCTAACGCCAAGAAAGTTGGAGCAAAAGACGAGGAAATTGTTTCTGTAGTCTCAACTCTAGTTCAAACAGGCTTAAACAATGATTTAGGTAACGCAATCATGGCAGATCCTGACGGGTATTTAGTTGCAAAGCATTTAGCAGCTAACCCAATGGAAGCTTATGAATTGAATAGCATGAATCCTATTTTAGCCGGGGCTAAGTATATTGAGATTAAGCAAAAAGCTGTTTCTCTTAAACCGAAAACAACTAGTGCACCTACGCCACCTAAAGACATTGGCGGCAAGGGAGCAAATCCAGAATCCGGCAAATATAAATTTGTTGGCAATGGTAAATTTGAATAAGTAAGGAGCCACTCATGGCTGACAATTTTGATAGTAACTTTACGCGAAAGTTAATGATGAAGGTCGCTGACCGATTCGAAGCTAACCGCGTTATGTCTAAAAACGTAGATGTACAAACTTTTAAAGGTGCATTTAACCCTAACACTGGCGACACGATTGATATCAAACGTCCGACAGACTATAAAACAACTCGCTCTGCAACTGGTGACTTAACTGGTGCTAACAGTGATATTATTACTGGTAAAGCATCTGCAACAGTACAAGATTACATTTCTGTATTTGTTGACTTCGATGAAGCTGACGAAGCCCTTAAAATGGGTACAGATATGGAGCGTTTCTTTGATGATATCGCTCGTCGTATTGTAATCGATTTAGAGTTAGACTTTGCTGAGTTTATGATGAAGAACTCAGGCTTACTTGCTGGTACTGCTGGCAATGGTGTTGACTCTTGGTCTGAGATTGCAGAAGCAGGTGCGTTATTACAATCTAGCGGCGTACCAATGAATAAGAAATGGTGTTATGCACTTAACCCTTATTCACAAGTTGCAATTGCTAACGAGCAACGTTCATTAGGTGTTAACCCTCAAGTTGGCTCAGCATTAGCTCAGGCTACTGTTGCAGAAAACTTTGCGGGTATGCGAGTAATGACAGCAACCACATTACCAAGCTATGTGACTGACTCAGTTGCTGACCGCGTTGGCGCTGTAGCTTCTAACCCTGACGTTACTTATGTGGCACATAAAGACTCAATGCAGCAAACTATCGCTGTATCTGGTTTTGGTGCTAACTTAGTAATTAAAGCAGGCGAAACTGTTACGGTTACAGGTCGTAACCGCCTTAACCTTTCAACGCGCAAAGTGGCTGTTGATGCAACTGGTGCTCCTATCGTGTTTACTGGAACGGTTGTTAGCGATGTTACTCTATCAGGTACAGGTACAGGCAACATTGTTATTACTGGCCCAGGCATCTATGAGGCGACTGGCGCTTATAACTCTACTGACTCAGCAATCGTTGCAGGTGACGTTCTAACGTTAAGCGGTACAAACTCAACAGTTTACCAGCCTAACCTATTCTGGCATCCAGATGCGTTCTCAATTGCATCAGTAGACATGAAGAAGCTTTACTCAACTGATACTATCTATCGCTCAGAAGATGGTCTTGTATTGCGTTGTTCTAAGTTCTCCGATGGTGTCACTAACCAACAGAAAGTTCGTTTTGACTTACGTCCAGCATACGGCGTTATCAATCCGTTCATGGCTGGTCAAGGCTTCGGTAAGCCATAAGCAGTATTATCGTAGCCATTCATTGAGTGGCTACTATTAATATTGTTTGGAGTAAGTCATGCACAAACTAAAAAAGCCAAACGGCACAGAAGTTGAAGTAAGCGATTCATCACTTGAATATGCTTTAAGTTTAGGCTGGAAGAAAGTTGAAAAGCCAGCCAAAAAAGCACCTGCAAAGAAAACAGCTAAAAAGGCTGAATAATGGAAACTACAGAAAGCGTTGTAAACGACATTCTACAAGAGTGTTTGGTGCAGGCGTCAGAGCAATCTATTGAGGCGGTAGACTTTCAGTTTGTTGTTAGATACATGAACCGTTACATGAATGAATTGGCTGTAACAACTCCGCTAGGTTATACAAACGTATCAAAGCCTAATGACTTGATCACGATTCCAGATGGGGCTATCAATGGCTTAATCTTTAACGTAGCAATCAGAATTCTTAACTCGTATGACATTCAAGCTAACCCTAGTTTATACGAGAACGCAAAAAGTGGCTTAAATGCTATGCGCAAACTATCTAGAAACAAAGTCATAACTAAAATGCCTTCTACTATGCCTATCGGTTCAGGCAATGAGTGCTATGACGATCAACGTTTCTATGTAGGCGAACAAGATAAGGTTGTAACAGAGCAAAATGGCAATATCATTCTAGAGGATGTAACAAATGAGCAATAACCAAAAGATAAGCCAGTTTAACGCTCTTACTTCTTTATCAGACAGCGCATTAGTTACGCTAGTTTCTGGCGGCCAAAACTTTAACATTTCATTTGGTGACTTAAAAAACATTTTAGGTGTAACCGGTACAGTTGATGCCGTAGGCGCACCTTTAGCAACTCCAATCTTAAACTCTCCATCACCTAATGAATATGAGATTAGAGGACTTGAATCAACTAAAGGCATCAAGGCAAGCGTATCCGCTCAAGATGGCGTTGCTTTAGCTTGTAACTTCACGCAGACAGGCACAGGCGCGAAGATTATTGCAGACCTGACCAAAGATGAATATTCTTTCAAGTCTATCACTGCTGGCCCTAACATTGCTGTTTCTGATAACGGCGACAGTATACAAGTAGCTTTTACAGGCACATCAAGCGCAACCAAGACAAAAGCAGTATCATCAATCGACGACTTCCCAGCTGCTGTTGGTGGCGTGATCACGTTAGAGCCTGACACTGATTACCTATTAACTGCTGATATTACAACTGCCGACAGATTTATTGTAGCAAGGCCAAATACTATCAGAGCGGCATCGTCGCAGATGGTGAGATTGACTTATTCCGGCTCTGGCACAATGTTTACCGGCGTTAACCCAAGCTTTAAAATTGTCAATATCACTATTGACTGCCCTAATGGGAATGTATTCAGTACGACATCACCTACCTTACCAGGCGTTGTTCAGGTGGTGGAAAGCAATGTAAGAAACTGTCAAACATTAGGCACAATAGACGGTAACTTCATTACTCGATTTACTAACGTTGCCTTTGAAAACATTATCGCCAACGGATTAACATTCTCAGGCACCAACCAGATACTTGTTATTAGTACGGGCGTAGCGTTTCTTAATGGCGGCAGTTTGGTAGATTTTGGCACGTCAACATTTCAATCAGTATCCATTGCTGGTGGCGTTATACCTTCATCAGCTCCAGGCACTTTCTTTGTATCTGGCCTACCTAACTCTGGCAATATCGCAACCGGTGGTCTTGGTACCATTTTAAATAACAAAGGCTTTGGTTCGGGCGCCTCTCTCAATGGCATATCACCTGATGATGCTTTGTGGAATTTTGTGGCAAACAATACCATACCTGATACGCGCCCGGACGCCCTACTTTCTTTCAATACTCCGACAACAACAGTTTTAGCGGCAGCAACCCCGGCGCTAATCAATGGCGCATGGACAGTAGAAAGAACTAGCCAAATGACAGGCACAGTTGCAGGTCGAGCAACTTATGACGGTGAGAAACCAGCAACACTACCAATGCAAGCAACGATTAGTTGTGAGCCAGT